ATGAGCAGCTACGACAAGATCACCGTCGCCCTGGCTGTTATCGCCGCGCTCGCCGCGATGCTGCTGGCTTCACCCAACTCACACGCTGCGTCGCTCACCGGCGTGTTCGCGCAGATCGAGGTGACCGCGTGAATCTCACGAAGCTCTTCGGGTTCCGGCGCCGCGTCCCAGAGTCGCGGAATGTATTACAGCTCAACAAGACTATCGACCGGGCGGAATCCGTCATGGACGCGTTCACTGAGACCGCCAAGGCTTCCGGGTTTGATCTGGGGCCGGACGCCGACGGTATCGAACTAGCGCTGGTGGACTTCTTCACCGACCGCGAGCGCCGCGACGACGCCAGCGCCGTGCTCAAGGCGGGTGCGTAATGCCTGAGCCGACAAGGGCGTTGCTCCAAATGGCTAGTGAACTCGCCGACCAACTGGAATCGGTATCGCAGGAAATTGATTCATTCAGCGCGGGTTTCACCGCTGCGTCGCGCCCGTGGAGTCCGGACGGATTACGTGGATACGTGGCCAAGTGGACCGAAGTTCTCGATGAGAGAGACGCGCTGACCGAGCAGCTGACGCAGTGCATCGCCGGATTCTTCAGTCAATCGACGCAGTACGAACGGGTGGCGCGTGAACGCGCGACGCCACTCGTGTACCTGATCTGCGCCAACTTCGACGTTAAACCGAAGGGGGGCAAGGCATGACACTGCACAAAGTCACGATCTGCGACCACTGGCACTGGCTGTTGTGGGACGGGAAATTGACGCACCTGCCCCGGCGCGCGGACGTGGACTACCAGGCGGGCGACTGCGTTGTCTTCGAGGGTCGCATGTGGCGCGAATGGAAGATCACCCACGTGCTCAACAACGCCTCTATGCCGGGCATTGTTGATGGCTACGTGATTCTCTCGCTAGAGCATCCCGACAAGACCGAGCGCGAGCGCCAGTATCACCAGCGCTACGAGATTGTCGAGCGCCTACGCCGCTCCAATGCCGCACTGCGCGGGGTGATTACACGTCTGCGCAATCAGATCAGCATGCGCGAGTACCGCGAGGTGGTGGGCCGGTGACTGAGACATCCAAGATCTACGTGGCAAGTTCCTGGCGTAATCACCTGCAAGGCGGCGTGGTTCATACGCTTCGCGCAGCCGGGTTCGACGTGTACGACTTCAAGAATCCACCCAATGGCAGCGGGTTCCATTGGTCCGAGGTTGGGCTACAGCGAAACAGCGACACGTCGCATGTTGAGGACTACCTGACTGCGCTGGAGCATCCCCGCTCCGTTGAGGGATTCAACTCCGACTTCGAGGCCATGGAGGCAGCCGACACATTCGTCCTGGTACTGCCGTGTGGGCGTTCTGCACACCTAGAACTCGGGTGGGCCATTGGCGCCGGTAAGCGCACGGCGATCTTGCTGGAAGATCCGTGCACTCCCGAGCTGATGTACAAGATGGTGGATTACCTGGCGCCCAGCCTATTTGACCTACTCGGCTGGTTGGGGGTAAAGGACTGATGAGCCTCAACATTCCCGAGGGCTACGAGTTGCACTACGCGATCATGCAGCCCGACGGCACCCTAGCGAGCATTCCAGGGACAAACCAGCCGGCGATCTTCCTGGATAAGTCTGGCGCCGAGCACATCCTCGGGCATTTACGTGAGGACGCCGCGCGTATGGGCATCACCTCCTATGCCGGTCGTGTGGTCTATCGCCTGTGCTCGCAGTTCATCGATCCCAACGACCCGATCGCCGAAACAATCGGGCAGATCGAGACATGGTTGAAATCGCAAGGGGGGCAATCATGAACACCTATTTTTGCCCGGTGTGCTGGCAGCGTGCGGTGCGCAACAAGACCCACGACGTGATCTGGCCGCACCTGGACAGCATCGGCGCCGACGAGTGCCCGGCATCGAATCACCCGTACCGGATCGCGATCAGGGCCGCGGTCTCCCCTCGAACCACATTGCGCCAGGCCGTGTCCGCGGCGCATCAACTACTGGAGGCAATCGCCGCATGATCGAACTGACTCGCGATGGTGTCTACGCCGGCATCTCCGATACCGAGTACCACGCGGACCGGTCGGCATTGTCCAGCTCGGGTGCGCGGCTGCTATTGCCGCCGTCGACACCGGCAATGTTCCGGTGGCGCATGGACAATCCATCAGAGACCAAGCCCGAATGGGATTTTGGGCGTATGGCGCACCGCGTGCTATTGGGCGCCGGGGCTGAGATTTGCGTGCTGGAGCCCGCGATTCACGGACTCACCAAGGGCGGCGCGATCGCGAAATCGCCCCGTGCCACCGACACGTGGAAAGAGGCCGAGGCCGAGGCGCGCGCCGAGGGCCGGGTGCCTGTGCACGTGGACGACTACCAGATAGCGCAGGCCATGGCTGACAAGGTGCGTGAACATCCCACCGCCGGGCCACTATTCGCCGCTGACGACGGTCAGGCCGAAACATCGCTCGTGGCCACCGATCCCGAAACTGGCGTGCGTCTCAAGGCACGACCTGACTGGCTGAATCCCACGGGCGACAGGCTGACCATCGTCGACTACAAGACGGCCGCCAGCTCGGAAGCGGATGCATTCTCGCGCAGGGCAGCTGACTACGGCTACCACATTCAAGACGCGTGGTACCGGCGCGTGGCGCAGCTGCTCAAGCTGGACGACGATCCGCGGTTCCTGTTCGTCGTGCAGGAGAAAGAAGCGCCCTACGAGGTGTCGGTTTTCGAGTACCAAGACCCGATCGACAAGGCCGAGAGCAAGCGCCAGATGCACGAAGCAATCAGCATCTACCAGCGCTGCAAGGCCGAGGACAAATGGCCGGGGCGCTCACCGGAGATCACCCCAATCTTCTTGCCCCAGTGGGCACACGGCGACGACGAAATGGACATCTGAACATGGACATCAGCGGCACCATCGCCCCGAAATCTGACCAACTCAACGCCGAGGATCTACTCGTCGGCCCGAAAACGGTAACCATCAAGGGCGTTTCCCGCGGCGACGCTGACCAACCCGTCAACGTCACCCTGATCGAGTTCGGGGACGGGCGCCCATTCAAGCCGTGTAAATCAATGCGCCGCGTCATGGTGGCCGCGTGGGGCCCTGATGCCTCGAAATACCAGGGCCGGCGCATGACGCTGTACTGCGATCCCGCCGTCAGGTTCGGTGGCCAGGAAGTCGGCGGCATCCGTATCTCGCACATGAGCGATATCGACGAGCGGATGACGGTCGCGCTCACGGTGACCCGAGGCAGGCGGGCACCGTTCATCATTGATCCTCTGCCACCTGCCGCCGATGTCATCACCTCGGATCAGTCCAAGCGGCTCTACGCACTTCTGCTCGACTGCGGCCTCGCCGACAAGGCCGCGGCGCTCGAGTGGATTGGCCGGGCCATCGGCCGCAGCGTCGCTGGGCTGAAAGATCTGTCCAGCGACGAGGCAGGCAAGGCGATCGAAATCCTCGAGAACGCGGGGCAACAACCTGACGAAGAGAATTCGGAGATCGTCACAGCGGATCCGACCGAATGAGCGCGCCAACGGAGCCCATGATCACCGGCCGCCAGCTGCGCAAGATCAACATCTTGTCCAAGGAGTGCGGCTTGGCCGACCGTGATGCTCGACTCAAATGGATGAGCGATGAGGTTGACCGCGAACTGAATTCGTCCAAACAGCTGACCTGCCACGAGGCGAGCACCCTCATCAAAGTTTTGGAGTACGAGAAATATCAGCGTGCCCAAATGTCCGAAAGCACCACCACCGCAACAGATAAAGGAGTCGCATCATGGCCGAAGTAACCGAGAAGCCCGCAGGCTTGCCCAGCACCAACGCGCTCGACAAGTTCGACGACGGTCTGGCCACCGGACCGACCGAGATCCGACTCGGGCAAGCCGTGCTCATGTCCTTAAGTGATCCACCCGAAGCCGGCGAATACATCGACATCTCCGCGCGCCTGTACATCAAGCACGCCGGATTCGACCAGAACACCCCTGATAGCCCGAAAGTGCCTGTGCGTCAGGCCAAGATCATCGTGGCCTGGCCGCTCGGTGAGCAGATGCCCAAGCCCAAGTCCAAGAACGGCGCCGAGATCCCCGAGGTTGATGGCCAAGAGCCCCTGTTCGACGACGACGGCGACCCGCAAGGCGCCGACGATGAAGACCAGGGCGCCCAGGAAGACAGCCAGGACGACAGCACCGTGGTGGCATTCACCGGCGGCCCCGCATTCTCCGACGGCACCGAGGGCGACGGCGAGTAAATGCCCACCCAACCAGTCATCGACCACCGTGGCGCTTCTGCTCCCGCCGCGGTGGTCGATGACTACCCACTCGGCGAGTACCCGCCCGTCACCTGGTGGCAGGTGCAGAACATTCCCTACGCGGTAATCGTCAGCGAGGCAGTCGTTGCCGCAATCAGCGCGGCGCTCGACCTACTCGCCGTGACCCTATTCGGCAAGCCCTGGTCTGAGCTGGTCGACCAGTCGTGGCAGCCAATGCGGGAGTGGTTCCAGTGAATGACATCTACGCCGCCGAGCGCGACGAAGCTCGCGCAGCCCGCTACGCCATGACCGAGATGGACCGGGCCCCCAGACATCCACACGCACACCTCGGCATGTGCGGCGACCGAGATGACGCGAGAGAGGAACGCTGATGCTGACCGAAGATCAGCGCTGGCTGCTGCGGATGGTTGGCGGGTGGACGATGCGCGACTGCCTCATCGGTCCCGCAGGTGTCACCCGTTTGATGCAGTCCTGCTACGGCGGCACCCGCGTGCCCGCCGATGGTTACCCGGCTCACCTCAAGGGATTTGAGTGCGGACGCGGCAAGATCGTATCGAGGGGTATCCCCGTCGTCACCGTGACCGCCGCGCAGCTCAACAAGTACGCGCGCTCCCTACCGGCCGATCTTGTCGCCGAGATGCGCGAGTGCGCCGCCGTCGCGCAGCGCAACAACTTACTTCGCCACCAGTTCTGCCGCTGCGGGAGCGATCCGTGCGGGTACGCGTACATGGGCGATCGCATCTGCCCACCGACCGAGCAGCAGGAAGCCGACGCCAAGGCCGAGTTCTGGCGCTGTGAGGACTGGACCGACGACTTACTCGACCGCGCGCTCGGGTTCACAACGGAAGACCGGCCGGTCGGGCAGCTGGAGCTGTTCGGGGTCAGCGCATGACCGCGCCTCCGATGGCCTATTTCGGTGGCAAGACGCGCCTCGCGCGCCGCATTGCGGATCTACTTCCGCGACATGGCCACTACGTCGAACCGTTCGCCGGCTCGTTGGCAGTGTTGCTCGCCAAGGAGCCAAGCAAGATGGAGACGGTCAACGATCTCGACGGTCTGCTGATGACGTTCTGGCGAGTACTCCGCGAGCAGCCTGACGAGCTGATACGCGTCTGCGCGCTCACACCCCACTCACGCGGTGAATACCTCGAGGCCCGGGCCGCAGACCTCGGCCGACTGAATGACATCGAAGTCGCCCGGCTCGTCTGGTTACAGATCGCGCAGGGCCGGGGCGGCACAATGCGCCAAACCGGCTGGCGAATGTTCGTGAATCCAAACGGCTCGTCTATCCCGATGGGCGACTACCTCGAGGCCTACGTCAATCGGATGGCCGCCGCGGCACAACGGTTGCATCACGTGAGTTTGGAGTGCCGGCCAGGCATTGAGGTGGTTGAGCAATACGGTTCCGATCCGGGGTGCTGCCTGTATGTGGACCCGCCATACCTCGGAGACGTGCGCCGGGCCACCGGCAACGGGTACCGGATCGAAATGCGCGAACCCGAGCTGCACGTCGAACTACTGGAATCGCTGCTCAGATGCCGCGCGTCAGTCGTGCTGTCCGGGTACGACTCTGAGCTGTACAGCGAGGCCTTGGCCGACTGGGACCGAACCGAAATGACCGCGACAAGCCAAGGCGGCACGGACGTGACACGCACCGAGGTTCTGTGGGTCAACCGCCCCATATCGCAGCAGCTTTCGCTCGGGGATGCGTCATGAGCCGCACTCCCGAGAGCACCAAGGCATACCAGGCCGGGCTGTGCGTGGACTGCAAGACCGAGCCGCACAGCGCTGGCCGGCCGCGGTGCGACGAATGCCATGTGAAGTACCGGAGGGGTGATTGCACACCCGTACGGCGTGTCGCCCCACGCAAAAGCAAGTGGCATGAAACTGATTCGGAAGCAGCACCGGATCTCGCCGAAATTGGGGTGAGAAGAGGTGTCCACGGTGCCGCAGGCTGAATACATGCTCGCGAACTCGCCACGGAAAGAGGATTCATGAAGGCCGTTTTGCTCTCGTCGACGTACTACCTCGATGAGGCCGTGCAGCAGCTCAGCCCCAACGCTGAGCGCATGCTCACGAGAGCACTCGCCTTCTGCGGCAACGTCGAATCATCCGGCTACATCTCCGAGCTCAACATCACCATGCTCGGACTGCCCAACCCGAAGAAGCTTGTTCGGGAACTCGTCGACGCAGACATCCTCGTGCCGCGCGCCACGGGTGGGTGGGACTTCCGAAGCTGGCAGTCGTGGAACTCGGCCGGGGATGCACTCGTTGCGCGCCGCAAGTCCGACCGCGATCGGCAAGCGCGTCTGCGGGAGAAGAAATCACGTGACGCGTCACGTGACAGCCACCCGGGCACGAACGCCGAAAATCACGGCTACTCACCGGTAGGACGTGCAAAAACTGGCGAAAAATCAGGCGCCACAACTCCTTCAAGCGATAGCCGCCAGAACAACGAAACTAGTCATGAGCAGCACAAACCTATTTCGGTGTCACGTGATATGTCACGTGATGTCACGCCCCCTAATAGAACAGAAGATAAAAGAACTACTGGTTACGTTGAGAGCGTAGGTACTGACTCGACCGCTCGAGACGACGAGCCGCCAGCACCCACGAGCGCCGCATCGGCCACCCCCGGAGCCGAACTCGTACGCCGACACATCGACCCCAGCCACCCCGGACCCACGAAGACCGCGCTGCGAATCCAGGCAAGCGAACTCATCCGCGGCGGCACCGAGCCCGAAATCGTCACCGCGGCCTTGCAACTCTGGAACGCCAAGCCCGGCATCGGCATCGGCCGAACCATCCTCGCCTCGCTGGCCTCGGAAGTCATCAAGTCCAAGAACCCCAGAGCCACGCCCGCGCTCTCGACGGCAGACCAGCGCGTCGCCCAGGTCCAAGCCCTCAAGAACTCGACTAACCGATTGGAGCTGACATGAACCGCAACGACGTGATCGACGTGCTGACCGCCGTGGCCGCTGCTGACCGGCGCACCGTGGGTGAGACCGATGTCGACGTGTGGCAGGCCGTGATTGGCGATCTCCCACGCAATCTCGCCCTCACGGCGGTACGTGACCACCTTCGGGAAAATCCGGGCGTCTGGCTGGAGCCTGGGCACATCTACGGGCGCGTCAAGGTCATGCGCAGAGACCAGATGGAACGCGAAAGCCGTGAGGAACGCGAAGCCCGCCAGGCGCAACTGGAGGCCAAGTCGGTCGAGCCGATCGCCCGGCTCGCGCAGCACCTCGACCTCGATGTCGGGCTCAAATACCAGCGCCGCGGGGCAGACCAACGCCCCGAGCTGAGTGTCCGGTGCCCGTACCCGCCGTGTGGCGCGAGCGCTGGCAAGCCCTGCTGGAACAGCGCCACCGGCAGTGAGCGCAAGGACTTCCACCCCTCGCGCTCCGAGGCGGCGAGGGCAGTCGCGTGAACGTCGGCCAGCTCGTCGCACAGCTTGCGAGGTTCGACCCCAGCACTCCGGTCGTCATGCAGATGACCGACGAGCCACCTGGTGACTACGAGGTGGGCGAGGTCCGCGCCGTGGCGTACTGCCGCGAGCGGCCGTACTCAGAGTCGGAACCCCAATACTGGGCGATCTGGCATGCCGACCAATACCGCGATTGCGACCCGCCTCAGCCCGTCGCCCTTCTGTCGTTCGACCAACCCCAGCGCGAGACCGTCGACGCCGAAGTCGACAGACCTGCAATCGAATCAGCGAGGAATGACCGATGACCAACGAACTGCCCGGCGTGAAGATCACGCGCGAAGGCGTGGTGTACCTCGACGGCGAGAAGCTGCCGGCGTTCGTCGATGAGCGCGGTGTCACCGTCGCGCCCGGCGGATCTGGCGGCACCAACCTGCTCACGGTCACGTTTCTGGTCGGAAAAGTGGACATCGAAGACCCCACCACCGAGGCAGATGCACGATGAACAGCCTATGGATGCTGCGCCACATGGGTGTTCGTCGCTGGATCGCATGGCAACTGGTGTGTCTGGCCGCCCGTATCCACAACCCGCAATGGGTCGAACACATCACTATCACCACCCCCGATGGCAGCGCATGCAGCATCGAGATCATCGGCGACGAATACGGCAGCGGCATATCGGCGACCACCGGCATCGGCTGGTGCGACCAGCGCGACGGCACCGAGGCCGCCGACATCGGCAGCGGCGTGCAGCTGCATCACCACTGGCCCAAGCGAATCGAGGAAGTCCGATGAGCGCTTCCGGCAAGATCCCGAAACTGGCCAACCCCAAATCCCCGGCAGTCCTGGCCGCGCTGCGCATCCCATGCCCGACATGCAAAGCCGCGCCGCAACAACGCTGCCGGGGACTGAACCACCGCATCGTCCACTTCGCCCGCTGCACCTTCAAGGAGATCTGATGACCGTCGTTCTCGGTATCGACCCGAGCCTGCGTAGCACCGGTCTGGCCGTGCTGCGCGATGGCCGGCCGACGGCACTGCACTCGATCGGGTACGGCGGTCACGACGGTGACTCGTACGCAACCCGCAGCAGACGCGTACGCGCCGTGTGCCGAGCGGTGATCGAATGGGCACTACGCGACGGCCCGCCGGATCTCGCCGTCATCGAGGGCCCTGCCTATGGCCAATTCCTGCCCTCAACGTTCGACCGCAGCGGGCTATGGCACGGGCTGTACGGCGCGCTGGACGCCAAAAAGGTTCCCGTCGCGGTAGTTCCCCCACAGACCCGCGCCAAGTGGGCCACCGGCAGCGGCAGAGCCGAGAAAGGCGAAGTACTGCTCAACGTTCGCGACTGGTTCGGGCCCCGCGTCAAGGTGCTCAACCACGACATCGCCGACGCCGCAGTACTCGCGCTCATGGGCGCTTTCCGGCTCGGGGAGGCAATGCCGTTCACCGTAAAACCACGGCACTACGCAGGATTGGAGGCAGCGGCATGGCCGAAGTGAATCCGGGGCAGTGGTTCAACAACATCGTTGACGAAGACCGTAAGCACCGCCGCGACCTACGCGAGCGGGCACTGTATTCCGCCACGCTGCTGCATTGCGACACCGGCGACGCGATGGCGATATTTGATCGTGAAAGCGCTGCCAACGACGTACTCGCCACCGCCCAGCAGTTCTATGACTGGATCACTGGAGAGATCGAGTGACCAAGTGCCGCAAGTGCTCCCAGAAGTGCGATCTATTCCTGTGCAACGACTGCATCGACCAACTACAGGAACACCTCACCGAGATCGCCTGGCTGATAGGCGAACTGGAGATCACACTCACCGGCCAAGACGTGCTCACCACCGGATCGGTCGGTCAGTCCAGCGAGGAACCCAGCCCGATTCGGTTCGATTCGGAGGGCAACCCGAACACCATCGGCGACCAAACGCGCAACGCCGTCACCACATGGGTACGTGACCTGTGCGAGACCCGGCGCATCGAATTCGAGCCGGTGCGCGTCGTCGCGCTCGACTTCATCGGACCACTGCCCGATGAACGCTGGCGACGCCTACCGCAGCGATACCAGCCCACCGCGGCCGACGCCGCCGAATGGCTCGCCGAGCACGTGCACGCCATCGCGGCCGACCCCGGAGCCATGCGGTGCTTCAAGGAAATGGCCGACCTGCGCGCCAATGCACTGCGCATGATCAACCGGCCAGACCGTCACTTCGCCGGCCCCTGCCCCACCATCAAGGCGTACTCACGCACCGGCAAGCCCATCGAATGCGGCAAGTTCCTGTACGCGGCCACCGACGAGCGCAGCATCACCTGCCCAGCGTGCAAGCAACCGGTCGACGTACAGCGCAACCGGCAACGCGCCTGGCGCGAGGGCGACCGACTCACCGAGCGCATCTTGCTCAAGCGGCTCAAGGACATCGAGGAACCCGTCTCTGAGCGCCAGCTCTACCGATGGCTCCGACAGCGCAAGCTCGCGCCCGTCGGCTGGCTACACAAGGGAGTGTTCGTCGAGCACTACATCATGCGCGGAGATCCCCGGGTATTCAGCCTGCGCGTCGTGCGCCAGCTGCGCGCTGCCGAACTCAAAGCGGGACGTATCGAGGCGGAACGGACCACCGCGAAACTGGATCAAGACGCGCCAGAAGTGGACCACACAACGCCGCAACCGGAACAACCAGAACGTGAGGTGTACCGGCACGCATCCCGCACATACGGGCAATCGGAACCGGCCGCCGAGACGGAACATTGAGCCCGCCGAAGCGGATCAAGACGGGGCGGAAACGGAACAAACGGAGGCGAAAGCGTGAGCCGAGCCGGTCAGTCCGCCCCTGCGCGGAGCGCGTCTGCGAACTCCGAGACCAATTTGCCGCGAGCCTCACGGACATGGCCTACCGAGTGTCCTTCTGAAGGATTTCCGCCGCCCGTAATGCAACCCTGGGCCACAAGGTAATAGTGGCCCAGCCTCCGGCCGAGATCGGGTAGGCCATCTACTTCTAAAGTCACTGCCACAAACTCGATTTCCGCGCGTATCGCGTCCCTTCTCTCGAAGAGAGATTGGAGTTCCTCGGCCGTCTCTTCGGCCGAGGGAGGTTCTGATGGCCACTTGGTAAGGGCCCGTCTGCGTATTCGTTCCATTTCCACGCACTCGGCCTCCAGCTTGAGAGAGAGTTCCGCGGCTTTGATGAGAGTTTCGCGGCGCTGAGTACGTACGGTGTGATGAAGCTGCGCTTTTCGATTCGATTCAGCCTCTCGCGCTTGGGAACTAAGTTGTTTCGTTACGCTTTCATTGTTCGCATACAGTTGTCTTTCGACATTTCTAGCGTTTGCGTCAATCTGGGAGCGTGTATTGAAAAGCGCTACCGCCAAGGCAATTAGGGCGATGGTGGCTGTTGCAACGGGAGATATGGCCTGGACCAGTTCTCGATTGTGCGCGAGCCATTCGAGTAGAGATTCCATCTATTCAAAGCCCTCCCCGTCTGAAATCGACAGCCAGTGCGTAGACGCTACTGTGGTCATCTCCAGCCTGGCGGCGTAACGGCGAAATGTCAGGTTGCGAGATCCCGAACGGGCCAGGCTCGGTGAGCGAAGCGGCGGTGTGACATAGGCGCGAAAGATATTCAGCCGAATGTCACACGCCACGCCTGTCCCTCACGTTACTTGCGTAACATGCCCTGACCTGCGACGATTGGAACTGTCAGTGGATAACGCTACCCGAAAAACCCCGGCTTGAGCTGGGGTTTTGTCGTATCTGGAGTGGTGTCGGACCCGTGGAGTAGAACTGGCGAATGGACGCCCGCAAGGCCATTCGCCAGGTCATCGAGCACATACCGAACCTGTTCGGTATCACCCGCGGTGTGACCATCGGTGCCGAAGGCCAGGCCGAGACCATCGTCTACACGCAGGCTCAGGTCGCCGACATTATCGCCTCGATACTCCCCGACGCCCTCAAGACCAAGGGACACATGGTGATCGCACTACCGGAGGTCGAGACGGATGAGTCTGGCCGACGCTACGTCCGAGTGCCTATCACCGCACAGCCATGGTCTGACGGCGCAGTACGCATCAGCCCGCACGGTGACCAGGTGGTCATCCGCAACCTGCCCGACAAGCTGCCCATGCAGGACGTGCCATCGCTCGCTACAGCGCTCATGGCCGCACACGCTGTATGGCACCGGGCCACACGCACCCGAACGCCGACCTAAGGAACGGTCTATGCCCAGTGCGCCACCGCGCGTATGCGCCCGGTGCCACAAGCCAGCACCAAAGGGGCGGCCCTGCTCGTGTCGTCCAGCATGGGAAGGCTCCACCCACGACAGCGGTAATGACCGGCGCTGGCAGGGCGTGCGTGATGCCTACCTGGCCACACACCCGCTGTGTGAGCGCCCGGGCTGCCCGCGGCTGGCCGACGACGTAGACCACGTGACGCCGCTGGCTGAGGGCGGTGCGAAGTACGACCCGCGCAACTTCATGTCCCTATGCGAGGACCACCACAAGGCCAAGACCAACGCCGACGCACTGCGTGGCAAACACCGCCTACGGACAGCAAACTCGTACGCACCGAAGCGTGCATAAATATTCAGAGGTTTATGCACCGCGCATAACCCCGATTGGCGCATAATCGCAGGTCAGAGGGGATGTAGGGGTGAATATCGCTCTGACCAGCACATATGCGACTCGCCGCGGTAGGCGAAGATTTTTCTGCACAACATTCATGCAAGGGGGGGTAATTATGCATAAACCCCATGGCGCGCCAGCAAATGGCCTCCCCGTACAGCAAATAGGTGGTGAGTGATGCCCGCACGGCAGCCTGCGAAACTGCTCTTGCTTAGCGGTCGCGGTGAGGGCCAGGACAGTGCAGGTCGGCCTGTTGCGCAGCCCCCGGCGTTCAAGCGTCTGGCCCCTAACCCGCCAACCTGGCTCTCTCCTGAGGCAAAGGCCGAGTGGCGCCGCGTTGCCCCTGGTCTGGTGCGTCTTGACCTGATCAAACCGGAGGATCGCGCGACGTTGGCCGCGTATTGCGAGACGTGGGCGCGGTTCGTCGTGGCGACCAGGGATGTGAACGCCAACGGGATCACGGTGCGCAATGAGTCGACGCGCAAGGACGGCAGCACGTCGGTGTGGTGGACGAAGAACCCCGCGGTGGCGGTGGCCGAGCAGGCGTCGTCGCGGTTGCTGCAGTTCGCCAACCACTTCGGTTTGACGCCGGCTGCCGAACGCAACGTGTCCAAGCGAGACGACGATCGTGGCGAGTTCGAGGCGAACCCGTTCGCGGGCGCAGCCGCCGACGACGACTGATAGCCCTTGGGCTGACGCTGATCTCGATGCGCTCAAGCTCAGCCCCGAGGTTGCGTGGTATCTCGAGTCACGCGGCTATCCGGTTCCTGACTGCCCGCCACTGATCAAGACACCGGAGCCCCGGGAGGTTCCGGGGGCGCGGTTCGATCCCGAGCGCGCCGACAAGGTAGTTGCTGCGTTCCGGCAGTTGCGGCACACCAAGGGTAGATTCGCTGGTCAGCGCTTCGATCCTGACGTGTGGCAGGTGGCGTACATGATCGCCCCGGTTGCTGGATGGGTGCATCGCTCTGTCGATTCGGGCGCCTGGGTGCGGATCATCACGCAGGCGTATTTCGATATGCCGCGCAAGAACGGCAAGAGCACGACCGCGGCCGGGTGGGGCATCTACCTGACGGCGGCCGACGGCGAGTTCGGCGCGCAGGTGCTCGCCGCGGCCACGACCAAGGAACAGGCCGGGTTCGTGTTCGAGCCGATCCGGCAGATCGTCAACAAGTCGCCCGGCTTGAAACGGCATCTACGGGCGCTGCAAGCGAAGATCACCCATGCGGCGTCGGGCTCGTACTTCAAGCCGATCGCCAACGCCGGTGATGCGCAGCACGGCGCTGACATTCACGGCGCGATCATCGACGAGCTGCACCTGCACAAAGACATGGTGCTGATCGAGGCGTTGGAGACCGGCACGGGCTCTCGTGAGCAGCCGCTCATCATCTACATCACGACCGCCGATGCCGGGCGCCGGCACACGCCGTACGACGAGAAGCGCTCCCTGATCGAGAAGCTGGCCCGCGGGGTGCTCAAGCGGCCAAGCACCTACGGGGTGGTGTTCGCCGCCGAGAAGCCCGAATACGAAAACGGCAAGCTCATCAAGGGCGATGACCCGTTCGCCGAATCGACGTGGCGCAAGTCCAATCCGGGCTACGGAATTAGCCCGACGAAGCGGTACATGATCGAGGCTGCGGAGAAGGCCAAGGACTCGCCTGCCGAGTTGGCGCGGTTTCTGCGGCTGCACTTGGGTGTTCGGACCAAACAGGAGACCCGGTATTTCGAGGTCGAGGACTGGGATGCCAACGCCTCGATCGTGGACCTGTCCGGGCTGGCTGGCCGCCAGTGCTACGGCGGGCTGGACTTGGGCTCGACATCGGACCTGACGGCGCTGGTGTGGGTGTTCCCGACCGAGGACGGCGCTTTCGAGGTACTGGCCCGGCATTGGGCGCCAGAGGATTCCATCGCCGCGCTCGACGAGCGCACCGCGAACGCCGCGTCGACGTGGGTCAAACAGGGCTGGCTGACGACTACCCCGGGCAACGTCACCGATTACGACTTCATCGAGGCACAGGCCGGCCGGGACCGTGACGAGTTCCTGGTGCAGGAGATCGCCTATGACCGCTGGAACGCCAACCAGCTGATCAACAACCTAACCAGCGACGGCGCCCCCATGCTCACCATGGGCCAGGGGTTCGCCTCGATGAGCGCGCCAACCAAGGATCTACAGCGGTTGATCCGCATCGGCGCCCGCACCGACGAGAACGGTTTACCAATCAAGCCGATGATCCGCCACGGCGGCAATCCGCTGTTGCGCTGGGAGATTGACAACTTCGCGGTGGCCATGGACCCCGCGGGAAATGTGAAGCCGGATAAGGCCAATGCCGGCGACAAGATCGACGGCGTGGTGGGACTGATCATGGCGCTTTCGCGTGCGCTGGCTGCCCGTGAGGTGGCGGGCACGAGTGCCTACGAAGACGAAGGGCTGATGATTGTTTAAACGTCGCTACGCGGCCGGTGGTCGCAAGGTGTTGGTGAACCTGTTCAGTGGCAACGCAATTGAGGGTGTGTGCACCTTTGATGGCCGCGCGGGGATGATCCTGCGCGGTGCTGTGGTCCACGAGCCGGGTGTCGATCACGCCATACCGGCCGACGGTGAGGTTCGCATTGATCGGGCCAATGTCGACTATGTGCAGATGCTCTGAGAGGCGGTGTCATGGCGTTCGTCGTCTCTGAGGGCTCGGTGCGGGGTATGTCCCGCCCGAGCGTTACACCCATCCGGGCTATTGAGCTGTCGCCATGGGTTGCGATGGACTATTTCGAGTTGTGGCGCAAGCAACCATCTGTGCGACGCACTGTGTCGTTCCTGGCCCGTAACATCGCCCAACTCGGCATCCATACGTTCGAGCGCCGCGGCGACAACGACCGCAAGCGCCTGACCGATCACGCGCTGGCGCGACTGCTACAGCAGCCCAATAGTTTCACCACGCGCTACCGGTTCCTGAACACATTGGTGCACGACTTCGCGATCTATGACTGCGCGTACTGGTGGAAGATCAAGACCGCGCTCGGACCACGGCTGGTGCATCTACCGGCGCCGCTGATCACGCCGAAGGGCGACAACTGGCTCACCCCTGAGCAATTCGAGTTCCGGGGTACCAAAAGCACGAGACTGATACCGGCCGACGAGGTGGTGTACTTCCGCGGCTACGGCGGCATTTCCGATGCGGGAGTGTCCCCGCTGGAATCGCTGCGGCAGATCTTGCGCGAGGACTGGACCGCCTCGGAGATGCGCGACCAGATCATGCGCAATGGCGCCCGGCACTCCGGGTACATCTCGCGCCCCAAGGTGCCCGACGCCCCGAAGTGGTCAGAAGATGCCCGCGAACGGTTTAAGCGTGAATGGCAGTCCGAATACGCCGGCGCGACGGCCGCCAATGCCGGCGGAACTCCGTTGCTTGAGGACGGTATGACGTTCGTTGCTGCCTCGCAGACGGCGAAAGACCTGCAGTACATCGAGTCTCGCAAGCTCACCGATGAAGAGGTTGCGCGGTCGTACTTCATCCCGCCGCCGATGATCGGAATTCTCGACCATGCGACGTTCTCGAATATCGAAGAGCAGCACCAGATGTTGTATCAGGACACCCTCGGCCCGTGGCTGACGATGATCCAAGACGAGATCGCGCTACAGCTCCTTCCTGATTTCGAGAGCAAGCCCGAGAAGTTCTACGTCGAGTTCAACCTGATGGAAAAGCTCAGCGGGAACGTCGAGAAGCGCGATGCCTCGATTACTCAATCCGTTGGCGGCCCATGGCGAACCATCAACGAGGGCCGCTCGCTGGCCAACTTGCCGCCCGTGGAGGGTGGCGACGAATTGATTCGACCGCTGAACGTCACACAGAACGGTGATCAAGACCCGATCCCGGCCGATGAGGCGCCGACACCAACCATGACCCCGACGGAGAAACCGCCGGCCGACGAAACCGAGCAGGAGGACTAATGCTCACCAAGAACACCTCTATCGGGCAGGTCAAGGCCGGTCCCGACGATGGGCTCGAAGAAGGCGAATTCATCGTCTACCCATCGACATTCATCAAGCAGCCTGACAGCTACGGCGACATCGTTGCCCCGGGCGCGTTCCTCAAGACCATCGCAACATGGAAGAACTCGGGCATGGTGCTGCCCGGTCTGTTCGGTCACCGGATGGACGACCCCGATTTCTACGTGGCCGGCCACAAGGACATGGGCGAGGACGAGCGCGGCTGGTGGGTCAAGGGTGTGTTCGATCTCGAATCACCGAAGGGTCCCCACGTCTACCGGCTGGTCAAGGGCCGCAGGCTCAATCAGTTGTCCTTCGCCTACGACACGATCGACCAGGCGGGTGTGGAACTCGAAAACGGCGTGCGCGCCAACGAATTGCGCGAGCTGAAAGTTTACGAATTCTCATTCGTGCCCATCGGCGCGAACCAAGACACCTCTGTGGTGGCAGTCAAGTCGATCATCGACCTGATGTCGCATGAGGTCAAAGCTGGCCGCGTGCTGTCGGCCAAAAACGAGAGCGCACTACGCGAGGCACACACCGCAATCGGCGGCGTGCTGTCGGCTCTCGAAAGCACATCAGACGAGGAAAAGGCCAGCGGCAACGGTCCGTCTCGCCAAGCGCCGGAAGCGGATACGCAGCCGGGCCAGCCGCGCGAGGCCAGCCAGAAGTCGTCCGTCGACACCTCGGCGCTGGACAGGCTCGCCGCGGAATTCGCGCTGAGCATCTAACCAACCCAAGGAGAAAGATCGACATGACGACACTGCAAGAGAAGCTGGCACAGCTCCAGAAGGACGGCAACGGATTCCTGGCCAAGGCCCGGGAGATCGCCGAGAAGCACGGCCAGGGTGGTCAGTCCGAATGGCCCGAGACCGATGTCACCGAATACAACGACCTGATGGGCAAGGCCACGCAGGTCTTGGATCAGATCAAGGTCGCCAAGGCCGACATCGCGGTCATCGACCAGGCCAAGGCGCTGGGCGAGCAGATCGGCACTCCGATCGAGACCGGCGACGGCGGCGACTACAAGGCCAAGGCGCCCAACCTCGGCCTGGCGGTCGTCAACTCTCCGGAGTTCAAGGCCATGCTGTCCCCGTTCACCCATAACGGGCAGATCAGCATCCCCAAGGGCTCGCATCTGTCCTCGGCGCCGATCGCGGTCAAGTCGCTGATCACCGGCGCCTCGTCGACCTCGGGTGGCGCGTTCGTGGTCAACGAGCGCACCGACATCGTGGAGATGCTGGGCCGCAAGGAACTCAAGATCCGCGACCTGATCTCGACGCGGCGCACCGGTAGCGACACAGTGGAATTCGTGCGGCAGACCAGCCACACCAATGCTGCCGACGTGGTGCCTGAGGCGACGAGCTCGGCGCGGCCGACCGCCCCGGGCACCGCCGGCCCGACCGTCAACGTCGCCGGTGGCGGCTACAAGCCCGAGGGCTCGTGGGCATTCGAGATCGTTTCGACCACGGTCAAGACGATCGCCGAGTGGGTGCCAATCACCAAGCGCGCCCTTGCCGACGTGGCCCAGCTGGAGGGGCTGATCAACGACGAACTGAGCAAGGATGTCGCGGAGAAGGAAGAGGACCAGATCCTCAACGGTTCCGGGTCCGGGGAGAACATCGCCGGCATCAACAACACCTCGGGTATCCAGACCCAGGCGTGGACAACGGACTTCTTCACCACGACCCGCAAGGCCGTGACGAAGGCCCGCCACGTGGGCCGGGTCAACCCGAACGCGTGGGTGTTCAACCCTGCCGACGCCGAGGCGCTGGACCTGCTCAAGGACGGTGAGGACCGCTACTACTACGGCGGGCCGTTTGCGATCAGCAACCGGACCCTGTGGGGTATCCCGGTGGTCGAGTCCGAGTCGCAGGCCGAAGGCGTCGGCCTACTCGGCGATTACAAGAAGGCTGTGCTGTGGGACCGCGAGCAGACCACGGTCACCATGACCGACTCGCACGAAGACTTCTTTGTGCGCAACCTGGTCGCGGTGCTCGGCGAGGAGCGCGTGGCGTTCGGCGTCACCCGCCCGCCAGCGTTCGTGTCGGTGGATCTGACCGACTAAATGGCACTGATCGGAGTAGAAGCCGGGGATGGCCCATCGTGGCTGTCCCCGGCCCCACCTCAAGGAGGACCAGTGGAAAAGTACGACGTAGTGGTCAACGGCGTGAAGACCACGCTGCTGCTCAACGATGAGGACGCGAAGGCTAGGGGCCTGTCCCACAAGGATTTGGCATCGGTGCGAATCGAGGCCGAGTCAGCAGCCGCGGCAGAAGCTGCCGCCAAGGCCGAAGCCGAGGCTGCCGCCGAACAGGAGGCAGCTGAGTTGGCTGCAAAGCAGCAGGCCGAAGCCGAGGCTGCCGCAGCGGCCGAAGCGGCGAAGGGTACACCCGCACCGGCCAACAAGGCCGCCAAGGCTACGGCGAACAAGTAGGAGTGACGGTGCTCGACGCAGCCGCACTGGCGCAGTACACCAAGGGCCGTCTCGCCGAAGGCGATTCGGAAGCCGAGCGGAATCTTGCAGCTGGGCTCGCCGCGGTTCAGCGTTGGTGCGGCTGGCACGTCACTCCCGTCAAGCAACAGCACGAGATCGAACTCGATGGACCCGGGGGTCCGCTGCTACGGCTGCCGACTCTCCGGGTCGTCGAGTTGATCAGCGTCACCGAGGACGGCGTAGCCCTGAGCCTGAGCACCCTGGAGTGGTCCAAAACCGGGCTGGTGCGCAAGAAGTCCGGGGTGCCATGGTCGCGCAAGCTCGGCGCGATCACGGTAAAGATGAATCACGGATTCGCCGAGGCCGCCGATTTCGAGGCCGCGGTGCTCTCGTATATCGACCGCATGTCGCAGACCCCCGAGGGCGGCAAGCCTATCGCGGTTGGGCCGTTCCGATGGGCCGAAGAGGAAACCGCGGCAGGGTCCGCGTTTTCCATGGCAGAGCTGTCGATCCTGGACCTGTACCGGCTGGAGCCACAACCGTGAGCGAGCAGGTGATCCGCCACCGCGGCGCCGGCCGCGACGAGAACGGTCGGCTGACCCAGGCAACCGACACCGCCCTGATAGCCGTCGCCGTGGCACCTGGCAGCGGCTCGCAGACCGGGCAGGGGCACCGCCAAGAGCGGGCGCGCAGCGGCGAGGACATCGCGTGCACGGTCTACTTCAACCCCGGCACCGACCTGATCAACAGCGACGAACTGACGGTGCGCGGCAAGCGCTATCCGATCATCGTCAACGACTGGATACTCTCAGGCCGCGGCGGCCTGGAGGTGCTGTGCTCCCGGGGGCAAGGCTGATGGCATTCGAACTCGACCACGACGGCGGCGCCGAAGTACTCAAGGAGCTTTCCGCCGCCGCGATCAAGGAGCTGGCAGAGCAGATTGCCGACCAGATCGGCCAGGGCGCCAAGGTCAAGATCTACACCACCGACCGCGCCGCGGCCACGGTGAGCGTGCCCGCCGAGATGCAGGCCAAGGACGGCGTGCTCACCCGTGCCGCCGCGGCGGCCGGACTGCAGGTGCGGCCCAAACCCGCCACAGAGACGCGCAGTCGCGGCAAGAGCCGCAAGGCGCGGCCAGAGGCGACACCCGCGCAGGCGAAAGCCTCCGGCGACGCAAACGAAGCATGGGCAGCTCGGCGGCGCGCACAACGCAAGGCCGGCCAGTGACATTGCCCGCGGGGCGAGAGCCCGTCGACGTGGCGCGGCTGATCAAGGACTGGCTCAAGGCCGACATGGCGGCCCGGTTCCCCGAGCTGTCGGTACGCCTGGAGCTACCCGCCAACTGGGCGCTGGGCTCAGATCCGGTACTGCTGGTCGCCGACGACGGTGCCACCTTGGACATGTGGCCGGCGGCGACCGACCCGACCATTCGCGTCACGTCGTGGACATCGGGCCGCGAGACCAAGTACGCCTACGCCGCGATGCCCCGCTTGCTCACCACCCGGATTCCTGGTGTCGCTGCGATCCTGCCCGGCACCGCGTTCCTCGAGGCGCGCGACTCACGCACCAGCGGCGACCTCATCTCATTCACAGTGCGAACCCGAGCACGCACCCGATAACCGCGCAGAACGCGCACCGATCAACCCCGTCAAATCTGGCGGGGTTTTTTGTTGGCCCGCAAGGGCTCTGGAGCCCTTAAGGAGGGAATCAACAATGGTTGCAACCATCAATCCCGATGCCACCGTCATCCCGGACAAGGCCGAGGTCTGGCTGGCGATCAAGTCTGACGTTGCCAACATCGCCGCGATGATCCCGGCGAATGCCACCGACGATCCTGGGGCTAAGGGCTGGGAGTTCTCCGGCCTGATCGACGACAAGAAGGGCATCCCGCTCGACCCGTCTGGCGAGGTCAAGGAATACGACGCATTCGGGCACCCCTCGTTCCGTATCAAGTTCCGCAAGGGCAAGCTCAAGAGCGGTTTCACCGCGCTGGAGTACAACGCGGTTACCCGCAAGGTCGTCCTGCCGGGGTCTACACCGGACAAGCTGGGCATCCCCAAGGATGTTCAGATCTACGTGCTGTACCGGTACGTCGATGAGGACATCACCCGCGTGTGGGTGGCGCTGCGCCCGGCGCTGGCCGAACTCAAGAGCCACGGCGGCATTGTCGACGGCGAACTGTCCTTCGCGGAAATCACCGTGCATCACACCGCCGACGCGAACGGCGATGTGTTCAAGTACCTGGACAGCAGCACCGCCGATGATGTCACCAAGACGTTCACCATCGGCGCGGGCGTGACTGCCTACACGGCGACGGTGGGTGATGACACCACGGTCTCCCTCACGGCGAAGACGGCGTACGCGTTGCAATCCGCGTTGCGGGACTTGGGCTCTGTGCAGGCACTCGATGCGCCCGGCGTGACCGTCGAGGGCCCCGACGGCGGTCCGTTGGTGGCCACCTTCACCGGCCCGGTCCCCGCGGTCTCGGCGACCGGAACCGGCGGCACCGTCACCGTCTCGTAGGCGAAAGCACCCGCCCCGGACGCGAACCGACTCCCGCGTCCGGGGTGGGGCTCCACCTCAGCGAGTCGGAACCACCCCCATAGTCAAGGAGTCGAACATGACCGCACCACGTAAGAGCGCACCGCGCAAGGCTATTCCCGCCCATGCCCCCAAGCCGCAGGATCGCAAGGCCAAGAAGAGCGCCGTGATTCGTCAAGCCGAGGCCGATGGATATGTAGACATCGAGCAGAACGGGATCACGTTGCGAATCCCATTCGGGGAAGCCGTGCCCCTGGAGGCCTATATGAAACTCAAGGACGGCGACGAACTGGGCGGAACCGAGTTGCTTCTCGGGTCCGAACAGTGGGCGGCGTTCCTGGCAACCAGCCCGACCGTGGGAGATTTCGCCGCAATCGGCGCCAAGCTGCTGGAGCTGTCGGGGGAATAATCGGCCTCTTGAGTCTGCTCGACGAGCATGGCGACGAGATAGAGGCCGACCTAGCCCAGTACTACAACGGACTTGATCTCACCGACTTGTACCGCGGCACACTGTCTATCCGCCGTCTCGGTGTCCTGGTGCGCCAACTTCCGCCGCATTCGCGAACGGTAGCGGCTGTCAACGACGGTCAGTCTGGATGGACGATCACCGATCACCTGATCGCTGACGTGTGGGCGGCCATGGTCAAACTACTCGGCGATCAGGACAAGACGCCCGCCGACATCGACCATCCGACGCGAGCCGCGATGGTCGCCAAAGCCGTTGCCGCAGCTAAGGAAGCGCTCAAGGCAATGTTCCTCAAACGCAAGAGCGGATATGTCAAGTAGCTACCTATCTGTGAAACCTGTTGTGGAGGTGAGACATACGTGACAACCATCGGGTACGCGACACTCCAGATCATCCCAGCACTGCGGGGCGTGACCGAGGCGATCGACCAGCAGATTGACGGCAAGGTCGTCAGCATTCAGATCGCCCCCAAGGTCGATCAGAAGGCCGCCGACACCGCGGGCAAGCAGGTCAAGGACACCATCGAGAAGCAGACCACCGATGTTGCGGTCAAGCCCAAGGTCGACCAGCCCGCCGCGGAAACCGCCGGCAGGCAGGCCAAAGAGACGGTCGAAAAGCACACCGGCGATGTCAAGGTCACCCCGAAAATCGAATCGGCGGCGATGGTCAGCGCGGGTACCGAGGCTGGCGAGCGGGCGGGCCGCGCCATCGGCGAGCAGATCGCCAAGACCATACCCACTGGGATGCCCGGCATTGCAGGGTCGGTCGGCAACATTCTGCGTAGCGCTCTACCGGGCCTGGGCTCGGTGGTGGGCGCCGGGACGGGCGCAGCGATCGTGACGGCGATCCTCGATAAGGTCAGCAGGGGCAACTACACCAAGGCCGGTGAGTCCATCAAGGCCAGCCTTGTTGGCGCGGTGGACAAGGCCAACATCGGGGCGGATATTGCTGTCCGGCTGGGTAATTCGCTCTCTGGTGGCCTGTCCAAGGCGTCCGACAAGATCACCGCCGTCACTGGCTCGATCACCGGCAGAATCAGTGAGGTCGGCGATGCGCTGACCACCACCAAGGAACTGATCGGCGGCGATGACGCCTGGGGTGCGGGGGCGATCGACACCTTGAACAACGCCCTGGGCACGGCAACCCCACTGCTGGAGGGGATGAATGCTGCCGCGGTGCTGGCCTCTGCTGGGGCGAACGCCATCGCGTTGGGCACCAAGGCCGCTGCTGCTGCGCAACGGTTGTGGAATCTAGCGATGACTGCCAACCCTATTGGCTTGGTGGTGACGGCTATTGCCGCATTGGCAGCCGGAATCATCTACGCGTATAACCACTCTGAGACGTTCCGCAAGATCGTTGACGCGGCGTGGGCGGCGATCAAGGTTGCCGCCGAGGCGGTCGTGAAATGGTTTATGGACACCGCCTGGCCGCTGCTCAAGAGGGTGTGGGAAGGCATCGGCGATGGCTGGAGTTGGCTGGTCACCAAGGCTGGCGAGGTCTGGACCGGCGTCAAGGAGAAGTTCACGGCCATAGTCGATTTCGTCAAAGGACTGCCGGGTGCTATCACCAACGCGGCCAAGGGTATGTGGGATGGGCTCAAGAACGGCCTGGTGGCGGTGCTCAACTGGATCGGCGATAAGTGGAATGCGGTCGCCGACACGCTGTCTATCGAGGTCGGTGGCACCAAGATCAGCGCGATACCGCACATGCCCAAGTTCGACGGTGGCGGCTACACCGGCAACGTGTCGGCCCAGCAGATCGCGGGCGTGGTTCACGGCGACGAGTTCGTGATCAAATCCAAGTCGCGCAAGGGGATTGAGAATGCCTACCCCGGACTGCTGGACTACCTGAACAACCAGGGCAAGTTGCCCGGATACGCAGGCGGTGGCCTGGTCGCCGGGACGGCGCAGCTGCGCAAGATCATCAGCGAGCGATTCGGAATCTCCGATATCGGCGGCTGGCGGCCGGCCGACAAGTACGGGGAGCATTCCACTGGCCGCGCCCTGGATGTGATGACGAGCGACAAGGCCAAGGGCGATGCGGTCAAGGACTTCGCCGTTGACAATGCCTCGGCGATCGACCTGAAATGGGCTATCTGGCAACAGAAACTCTGGTATCCGGGTGGGCGCTCAGAGAAGATGGCGACGCGGGCAAACGGCGACCCGACACAGAACCACATGGATCACGTGCACATCTTCTCCGGGCCCGGTATCACCAACGGTCTGCTCGGCGCGCTCAAGTCCAAGGGCGCCGAGACCGCGCAGGGCGTAGCCGTCGCTGTCAACCCGCCCGTCGGCGACACCACGATCTCGTCCGGCGGCACGGAATCGGTGAGCGCCGCAGCGCCGGGCGACCCGTCATCCGCCGGCGGCGGAAGCTTCTCTCTGCCGTCGTCCATCTCCGGGCTCTCGGGGATCGGGCTGTCCGGTATGGGCGTCAAGTCGCAGGTGCCCGGTCAGCCAGAGCGCACATTCGAGTTCGGCAACGCAGCTGCCGCGGCGGTCGGCGGCCAGGTGTCCTCGGCACTCGGGGTGCTCGGCGTTGGCGATTCGCCGGGCTGGCTCAAGGGAATCTCTCAATTCGTCAGCGGCATATCCGTCGGTGGTGGCGGTTCTGGTGGTGGCCTTGGCGGCGCACCCGAGGGTGCAGGCCCCGGCAGCAGATTCGGCGGCGCGACCCCTATTGCCGCGTCGGCCGCTGTGCCGGCGCCCGCAGCGCTTCCTGCGGGGACGGCTCACGGCACGCAGGCCGGCGCCCGACCGGGGCCGGTCTTCAACACCACGATCAGCGCGTTCAACACCAGCGATGCCGTGTCGATTATGCGGCAGCAACAAGACGAAATGGCGGCAGCGAAATTGGGCAGGTGGTCATAGATGGCGGTCGCGACGATCACGCTGGAATCGTCCAACGGCGACTCGGTGGTGGTGTCCGCACCCAACGATGAGTACCTGCTCGATGACATCGTGCTCGACACCGATCCGAAGGGTATGTACGACACCGGATTTACGATGCGCACCCAGTCGGGAGCATTCCAGCCCGGCGGGCGGCCGGTCGGCGAAGAGGTACCGATCCGCAACCCGATTCTGCCGTTCTGGCTGACTCCAGCGTCCCGCCCTCGGTTTCAAAAGCTCTGGGGCACTCCTTACAACCTGCGCAAGGTCAAGTGCACGTGGGACGGGCCATCGGGTCCACGGTTCCTGTATTTGAAGCTGGCCAAGGAGATTCAGTACACGACTGAGGATGGTTTCGACGCCGATATCGACAAGGTCTATCACGCGGTGGTGTCCGCGAACGCCTACAACCCGATGTACGAGGGCGCCGAGGATGTTGCCGAGTGGACCAATCCGGGCAACTTCACCGTCTACAACGCCGGCTCATCGGGCACCTACAAACTCGGATATACCCATGGGGCGACCGTGGATAAGACCGCAGACCTGGCAGTCGACGCGGACATAGCCACCATCCAATCCGCCTTGGAGGCACTGCCATCCCTGGGGCCCGGCAACGTCACGGTGACAGGCACACCCAAGCAGTTCACGGTCCGTACCCCGATCACCCATCCCGGCATGCTGACCGTCGACGGCGGCGGATTGGCGCCACTGGCGTTCTCCATCACCCTCGGCACGCTGTCGTACACGATCACCATCGGCGGCCAGACCACCGCGCCAATCTCATTCATCTCGTCAGCGACCTCGATTCGGCAAGCCATCGAGCAGCTTTCCAATATCGGGACTGGCGGGGTCTCGGTCACCGGCACCTTCTTCGGGTACGTGCTGTCGTTCACCACTGGACCGTTGGCCGGGTTTCTGACGGCGCTGTTCACGGGCAAGACCACCGCTGTTGCGCCGGTGATCCGGGTGGTGGCCAATCCGAACACCGGATGGTTCGACGTGTGGAATCCCACCGATCAAGACCTCTGGCCCGAATGGGAACTCGACCCGGCGATCTCGTGGCAGTTCCCGGATTTCGCGTTCGGTCAAGAACGTAAATGGAACCGGCCGGTGGGCGCTGATGCGGCACGCATGATCGTCACGCCTCAGTTGACCCAACTGCTGTCCGTGATGTCCGACCCGTTCATGGACACCTACCTCAGCGCCGATCTGTCGAACGCGGCCGGTCTGTTCAACGGGGTGGAACCGCTCTACCCGGTGCCCCAGTACACCGGCACCGCCGATGACCCGGTGGTGGTGCCGGTCGTGTGCCAGGGCCCCTCGGGCGCCAAAGCCACCTTGCGACAGCGCCGATTCTGGTCGGCAGAAAGCGGACTTGAGGCGTGAGGGTAGCGATCGCAGGTGCCGCCGTAGCGTTCCTCATTCAGTCCGCTGCGCTAGCCGCTGGTGCGTTGTGGGCGGGCTGGTGGCTGCACAAGTCAGCGGCAGACCTTCTGGCGACACCACAACCGAAGGTGCCACAGGGAGGCGCGCAGCTCCGCGTCGTCGGCAATTCCGGTGAAGCTCCACGATGACCGTTGCAACGTTCGCCGAGCCGTTCACCGGTACCGATCACGACGACTTCGCGCTGTGGGCACGGGAGGTTCGCGAGTACCGGATTGAGCGCGCCTACGACCCGCCGCACATCGAGCTCTACGACGGCGATTGGGTCTATCGCGGCACGGTGCGCGGCGAGCTGGGCGGGCGGGTCAATCCGATCGTCAACCAGACCGGCACCATTTCGCTGCGCCTACCGATCGATCTGGACGACCGGCGCGGCACGTGGCCGGCGTTCTGGGCGCTCGACGAAGAGGCTCGCGGCACCAGCAATATCCACGTGATCGTCGAGACGATGGGTGCCCGCATCGGCGGCCGAATGAAGGCCAAAGACGGTGTGCATATTGAGCGTGGGCCCACCGGAGACGTGGTGGTCATCGACTTCCTGGACGACATCGAAGAGCTGAAATTCGTTCACACAGCCGGTAATCCGTTCCTACCGTTGTCACTCATCCAGCAGCCCAAGGCATGGATGCTACTGGCGCAGGCTGATCACGGAATCCTGCTGACGATGGCTGCGAACCTACTTCGGTTGCAGCTGAGCAACATTGATATCGGCACCCTGTTCAAGCTGCTCGATCCGGCCAACTGGAACATTCCCGAGCTGGTCGACATATTCCTCAATATCTGGCAGCAGTCGCAAATCGTCATCGTGCCACGCACATTCGGTGATTCGGTAGCCCCACTGTCCCTGGTCGTCGGCAGCATCAAAACGTCGATTTTCGATGTTGCCGCGCCGATCATGGAAGACGCAGAGCTGCAATGGGATCTGCGACGCTGGAAAACCGGCGACCCCGAACCGTGGCCCGGCGCTGGGACCAACTGGCGCAACGGCACCCTGTTCGTCCGCATCGTCGACAAGTCAGGGTTCCGCACCGGCACATCCATCGGCGGCAACCTGGCCACGGGCCTGACCCGAACAATCGCCGATGTGCTGTCGAACCATGTCGAGGACAGCTACGACCTGTTTACCGGGGACACGATCGACGAGACCGGCTACCGGCTGCCCGGCATCCTCGGCACGCAGGCCGCGCACCCCTACGTGGTGTACCGCGACGGCGATATCACCGGCATCCAAACATCGAACTTCTCGCGCTCACCCGGCGGTGCGGGTCGCATCACCGTGGGCGGCCAGTCCATGCCCGGCGTCAACGAATTGATAAGTGCCGCAATCCAATATGGCGGCGACGTGCTCGGCGACAACATCTCAGCGGCGATCAGCGCGGGCGTCGGCTTCACAGTGTCGGTCGGCTCACTCGGCGGTGCCATCGATTCGTTCCTCAACCCGATCTATCGAGACTCGATCCTGGCTCACATGTCGGTTCCGCTGCTGCTGCGCGTGGCCAAGCAGGGCTGGGGCCACTACCTGGAAACCACGTCAACGAACGTCACGCAGGCATTCACCGCGGCGAGCGTGATGGACCTGCGCAGACGCCGGCGCGAGACCGACCCCGATACCTCGTTCACGCTGACCGTCGCCAACGCCTCGCCGTGGCTGATCGGCGACAACGGTTTCGGGCATTGGTGGCTCGGTGATCGGGTCGGCGGCACCAGCAAGTACCTGATGCCTCGAGTGTTCGTGCGCCGTTGCCGCTCCCTGGACATCAACTGGGGTGAGCACCGGCCGTTGGCGACTGAGGGCACGTTCGGGGACACCCGCCAGGAAAAGGACGCCATCGAGCGCATGGCCGAACTGATGAGCCGCACCATGAGCGGCCTACAACAGATAGGACTGTGGTGACAGAGGGTATCTCGCCCGAAGAGGCAAAAGCACTGGCCGACAAGGTTGTCGAATCCGAGTTCATTCCGAAGAAGATCCCGGCCGCCGATGACATCGACGGCCAGGTCAAGGCCCTGGGTGGTGCGCTGGCCTCGGCGCTGCTGACTGCGACCGAGTTGCCGTTGACGGTGATGCAGCCAGTTGTCGCCGACCTGGCAACTCAGCTTGTCGCCCTGGGCATCCGGCAGACCGAGCACATTGACCCGACCGCGGTGCACGCGCCGGCCTGGATCACCGACGGGGTACGCCAGGAATCGATCAAGCTGCCCGAGCAGCCCCAGCACACCGAAGCCGATCCGCATGTGGAGATGACCGCCACCGCGCCCAAGTGCCCCAAGCGCATACCCAAGGCAGCCCGGGCGGTGCGGCGGTGACCACCCCCGGCGGTGTGCCCAACCTTCCCGTTGGCGCACTGACAGTCGAGACCCTGGCCGAGAAGCTGCAGAACTTGACGCCCGCGGCGATGCGCAACCGCGCCGCCGAACGCATGCCCGGCACCTTCCACGGCTCCACCGGCGGTGACCCGCTGCAAGACCTGACGCCGTTCGGGATCTTGACGAAGCTGTTCGCCGGATTCAATTCCCACGTCGCCAACGCTGACCCGAACGATATTCAGGGCCCCGAAGACCTGCCCGGACTGCTGCTGGACTTCATCGAGAGCCTGCCCGTGGTCGGCCAGTTCGTTGGTTTGGCCGAGGCGATCATGGGCACCTACGACGGCGACGACGAGACACTGTTGGCGATTCAACAGATCTTCATGCCGATACGCCGCCTGCTCCAGCTCGCCTCTGGACAGGACGTTGGCTGGCCCACCCTAGAAGAGATTGAAGAGGGTTGGGGCAACCTGTTCGCGGCTATCGCCAAGGCGGTCAGCCAGTTCTTCAAGGGCGTCATCCCCGCGGCTTGGGTTGCTGATGTCCAGAAGGATCTGACTGACGGTGCCGGCGGATTCACCGACCCGTCGGTGGTCGACGATAACCCGGACTGGCACTACGACGCTGCACAGAACGGGCACCTGTCGGGCAAGTCGATCTACGTCAACGCCGACGGCCATCTGTACGCGATCAGCGTCAAAGACCCCTTCGAGGTGGCGCCGGGCCAGACCGTCGATATGGCGGCCTCGGCGATGTGGCAGGGCCTCACGGCCACGGCGGGGTCCAATCCGATTCGGCTGTGCATCACGCCGTTCGGCCCGGACGGCACCAAGCTGCCCGATATCGTCATCAAGCAGATACAGCCGGTGGCCGCGGACTCGGCATGGGTGCGCGCCAGCCTGACTGGCTCATGGACCGTCCCGGCCGATGGTTCGATCAAGTGGGCAACGGTGACATTGGTGGTCACCGAGGGCGCCTCGGGTGGGCCGGTGCATTTCTCGAACGTCGCCTCGGCGATGTCAAACCTGGGACCGGTGCTTGGTAAGTTCAGATCGTTCTTCGATGCCATTGGTGGACAAGCCAACTCGGGTATCACGCAGTTCGAGCAGCGATTCGCCGCGATCACCGCCGACGGCAAGATCACCGCCTCGGAACTGTTGGGCCTGATCGGCCTAGGCAACATTCCGACGTTGCCCCAGGTCAAGATCCAAGACCTGCAAACCACGTTCAATCAGTTGGGTGACATCTATAACGGCTTGGTGGTAACGCCGATCAACGGATTCGTCGCGGCCATCGCAACGTGGTTCGGAGCCAACAAGAACAAGACCCAGAAACTCACCAGCGGCGGAACCCTGGCCGTCGGAGATGTCGTCGGCAATTTCGATATGAGCCGGGTCGATGATCTTGTCGATAACCTCGGCAACATTCTGTCCGGGGTCAAGGACGGCGCCGACGGCGTAGGCACCGGCACCACGGGCGCCATCGGGGACCGCATCAACCAAGCCAAGGACTCGCTACTGGCGCTGCTGGGCCTGTCGCAGGACGCCCTCAAAAGCGCCATCGCCGCACAGACCACCCTGCAAGAGCAGGAGACCGAGCAGAACACCGGCGACGGCAACAGCTACAGCTTCGTGTTCTCCGGGGCCGACGGCGCCGCACTGAATACGACCGATTGGACCACCGGCCCCAACCCCGGCGATATCACCATTCGGGGCGACTCGGGATATGCGGGCGTCAAGAACGGCAACCCTGACGGGTACTTTTTCGCCAGCCCCAACTACACCTACGCCACCGATGGACAGTCGGCCTCATTCGTGCTCGGCAACACCCAAAACGGAAACTACTACTCCGGGGTGTTCATTCGCTGCAACGCCGATCGCACCACGGGCGCCTACTGCCTGGCCAAAGAGGGCGAGGTCCGCGTCGGCAAGTTCACCCGCTCGGGCACCAGCTGGACGTTCGCCACGCCGATGACCTTTCAAGGCGGGCTCTCGTCAGTCAAACAGGGCGCCCGTATCGAAATCCGTTGCAGCGGCAACAACTTCTTTGTCCGCGTGAACGGAAAGCCCGTCACCTCAGCGACCGATGTTTCAGGCGCCATCGCCGCCGGGCCGGACTATCGATACGCCATGTTCTGTGTTCAGCGCGCAACGTCGTGGTTCACCTACGACTCATACCGCATCGCAGCATTCGCCATGTCCGATTACGTCGCCTCGGGAGGTAGTGCCACCTTGTCGAACGCGTGGAGCCTAACCCGCTCGTCCACTTCAGGTTTCACATACACCGACCCCATCACCTCAGCGGGCCAACTACCGGCCTCGTTCTTCACCTTCACCGACTACGCCAATGGCGCCACCATCACCGACCTTGGCCGAGGCGCGGTGACCGTGGACCAAGCCGGGCTCTACAAGCTGGCCACCACCTGCCGCCCATACTCGGCCAAAGGTCCGGTCACCCCGCATTGGTGCCTGTACCGCAACGACGTTCAGGTCACCGGAGCCATCGGCCCCGGCGCCGAATTCGAAATCCTGCTCAACGCCGGCGACAAGATCCAACCCGCCCTGATCGTCGTCGATTACGACGTGCGCTCCAACGGCTCCACCGGCTCGGAAACCGTTGTCTCGCGCACCATCACCCAAGTATTCGGCGTGGCCTCCTTCACTGGCCGAAAACTCATCTGACACACCACAGGAGAACTCACCCATGACCACACCCGAAGCACCAGCCACCGTCGATGACGACGAGGATCTGACAGACCCCCCGGCACCCTCGCCCACCCCGGACCCGCCGGCACCGGAACTGCCGCAAGAGCCGCCCACGCCACCGCAGACGGCGCAGATCCCCGAACCGAGCACCACGTTCACCATGCCCGAGCTGCCCGGAATCACCTTCACTGTCGTGCGTGGCGGCTTGGACATCGACGGTAAAACCAACCCGCCCAACTGGATACAGATCACCGGAACCGACAACGAGGGCGCGATAGTGTCCCGCATAGGATTCGCCGGGCCCTAACGTGCCCTGGTCCACCAGCCCGACCGCTCCCGCCACGCGGTCGGGCGGCAAGTGGTCGGTCAATCCGGCCGTGCCAGCTCCCGCACCAAACGGCCGGTGGCACGCCATCATCGGGATCGACGCCGCACTGGCAGTGATGTGTGTCGGCGAGGTCGAGCTGACCGCCATGCAAGCCATGGGCGTGGTCTTGTCGGTGCACCTTGACCGCGAGCTGGCGTTGGCCGCGGTGTACCAGCTGGCTGTGCAACGCTCGATCCTGATCACTCGCAACCTTGCGCTACAGGCCACATTCCAACAAGACCTCGCGCTGGCCGTCACCATGGAACGGGCGCTGTTCCTGGCCAAGGTCATCGGGTGCGGCCTCGCACAGGCCGTGAGCATGACCGGCACCCTCGACCTGGCCCGGGTAGCCCCGATCGACTTGACGCGCAACCTCACGGCGCCGCGCTCGATCAGTTTCGACAAACTGCTACCCGTCGACCTGACACGCACCGTCTCGATGTCTTCGGCGCTGGCGATCGAGCGCGTCGCCAAGATCGACGCCGCCCTGTCGGTAACCATGACGCGGGCATGCAGCCTCGGTTATCCGCCAGGCGGGCTGCCCACGCTGGCCACCTACACCACGGCCGGGGCGTTCACTCACAACATCGTGCGCAACTGCGACTTCATGGACTGCGTTGGGTGCGGTGCCGGAGGCGGCGGCGGTGGCGGTGACGGCGGCCTAGGCAGCACCGGACAGGGCGGCCGTAAAGGCGCATGGAACGCGCGCACCGTGGCCCGCAACATCGACATCCCCGGCTCCGCATTGACCCTGACCGGCATGGTGGGCGCGCCCGGAGCCGCGGGGGCCAAGGAGAAAGACGGCGGCACCGGCGGTGACACCACGTTCCTGATCAACGGAATCACCACCACGTGTGCCGGCGGCGCCGGCGGTAAAGGCGCCTACGCCGGCAACGGACTCAACCAGCCCGGCGAGGCTGCGGGCAACACCACCATCAACGGCCAGACCTACACCGGCGGCGCACAGGCAGGCACCAACACCAACGGCAACGCGCCCGGAGGTGGCGGCGGTCCCGGCTCGGGCGGCGTCTTCGGAATCGCCAACCCCGGACGCCTCGGCGGAACGGGCATAGCACATATCCGGTCCTACCAATAGAAGGGAAACCCATTATGGCCTGGGGAATTTCGTCGTACCTGGCGAACAAGATTCTCGATCACATCTGCCGCAACGTCGCCTACACACCACCGGCAACTGTGTACGCCAAGATGCACACCGGCGATCCCGGCGCGAACGGTACAGCCAACGCATCCTCGGTGGCCACCCGCTACCCGTGTGCGTTCAACGCTGCTGCGGCCGGATCGATCAGCCAATCCAACACCCCCGAGCACACCCTCGGTGCCGCGGAAACCATTGCCGGGGTGTCGTTCTGGGATCACCCCACGGCCGGGAACTTCTTGTGGTCATCGCAGGCCGCCGTCTCCAAGTCCGGTGCCAGCGGCGACATCATCCGCATCAACACCGACACCCTCTCACTCGGCCCGCTGGCGGCATGATGCCCCGCCAGCTGCTCGCCGTGGCCGCCCTGTGCCTCGCAGCGCTCGGCGCCGCATTCCAACTCGGATGGTGGGCGGCCAACTACATCAGCGACCGAATAGACAAATTCGACCCATGCATAAGAGAGGGTAAGTACGGATGGTGACCTCCAAAGACCAAGTGGCCCAACTCATCGTCGCCGAAGCCAAGGCGCGCGGATACACCCGCGACGAGTGCCTTGCCGTGAAGTCCACGCTCTACCAAGAATCCGAATGGGACGAGACGGTATGGGACCCGACATACACCACATTCGGTGTCGCACAACAAGACGCCAGCTACCCTGACCGATTCAAGGGCGCAGCGGCACAGGTCAAAGGCTTCTTCGGCAAACTCGACATCTGGCGACGCAATCCCGGGGCGAGTTCGGACATCTGGCTCAACATCGCGTGGATGCAACAGCGCCCGAACTGGCCGAGTGCGCAGTACTGGTACGAGCACGGCCGGCGCGCCTACCTCACCGAAATCAAGTCCCGCATCGCCACCGTCACCCCATATCTGGACAAGTACTGGCCGACCACTGGAGGGAATGCCACCGTGCCTGATGAAAACCGGCCCGACTTCAACGAATTCGGACTGTACTCACCGAACAACCAGAGCCGAGGCGCTACCAAGATCGACGCATTTTTCCTGCACACCCAAGAAGGTGGCGGCGGAGACTCGGCGGCCGAGGATCTGGCGAAATACCTTGGCAACCCGGCCAACCAGGTGTCCTACCACTACACGATTAGTCAGGCCTCCGATGGCGGCGTGACCGTCGTCGACGTCGTGGACACCGACAAGGCCTCATGGTCGGCGCTCTCGGCCAACAATCGCAGCATCAATCTGTGCTTCGCCGGATCGCGCGCGAGCTGGACGCGCGAGCAGTGGATGAAGCAGGCCAACGCCCTTGACGTCGCCGCCTACCTGGCGGTTCAGGACTGCGAAAAGTACGACATCCCCACCAAGGTCATCGCGCCCCCGTACAGCGGACGCATACCCGGTATCAGCGATCACCACTACGTGACCAAGGTGCTCGGCGACGGCACCCACACCGATGTCGGCGATGGGTTCCCCTGGGACTACTTCACTGAACGCGTCACGTTCTGGGCGGGCGTTGGGCAGGCCGCGCCACCGACGACGGGCAAGCAGTACCCGAAGGACTACAGCGACCGCGAGCTGCAAGAGGCCATCGCCCTCGATGTCCGCGAGATCCGCACGCAGCTCGGGGCCGGTCTCGACCAGTGGGGCGAGGACGGCGACCTTGGACGCAACGCGCAGGGGCAGCGCCGCACGCTGCGCGCCGGCCTGGCCGCCCTCATGCGGAAGGTCGGTGCGTGATGACCTGGCAACAGCCGCAACTGACCGATCCGCCCATGGGGCCGACCGATGAGATCCGCAAGCTACAGCACCGGCTGCTGTTCGCCTACCCGGGCCGCTCGGATGCACACAACCTCGGTGTCACCGAATCGGGTGTTTTCGACCCGGCCACCGACCGCGCACTGCGGAACATGCAGGAATACCTGGCCGCCACCGAGGACGGTAAATACAACAGCAAGCCCGGGGTACTGACCTACGTCTGCAAGACCCGGCTTGGCGTCGTGCTCGCAGCTCCCAAGGCGCCAGCGAAGCGGTTCGTGCAGCAGGGCGTCGGGTTCTCCACCGATGCGTTCCTGATGGGCGATCCCACCCACTCCTACGTCGATGCCCGCACCGAAGGCAGCACCGAGCTGTTACGGCTGGCGCTGCCCATGGTCGGGGTGCCGAAGATCTGGATCGGCTACAGCATGGGCGATGACGTGGTGAACACGGCGCTGCTGCAATGGCCCGAGGATCGGCGCGACGAAATCAAGCTCATCATCGGTTTCGGTGGCCCATCACGACGACCCGGCCCAACCCTGCTCGGCAACGACCCTGGCGGGCAAGGCATCTCCGGGGTGTTCGGCCCCGACTGGGCAGTCCCGATCACCTACCAGTTCACCCACGACGGCGACATGTACGCCAACGCTGTCGGGCTGCTGCCGTGGCTGTACCAGATCCTCACCCGCATGGAAATCTCGCTCGACTTCGCGGCCTACCTGTTCAACCTGTTCGTCTCCACCGTTGGCCGCCAGCTACTCGGGTTGGTGGCTTCGGCACTCCCCGGGGCGGGTGCGCTCTCGGCGGTGGCATCCCTGGTCACCACAGGGCCGGCCAACCAGGTCGGCGGTCAGATACTCGATGTGATGAAACTGTTCGCGCTACTGCCGCAGATCATCCAAACCATCGCCGCCGCAATCAAATTCGTACAGACCAACGCGCACTACCACTACCACGACCAGCCCGAGACCTTCTGGCGTGGCCTGACTGCCGTGGACTGCGCAGCGCAGATCATCACCGAGAAAGTCGCCACCGCAACAGTATTCACAGTTCCCGGGACGGTCTCATGGTGGAACGACGGCCCACCGGCCTGGACCGCCTGGAAACTCCCCTAGCTCGCCCCCGCGCGAGGAGAGCGCGCAGGGACTCTGCTCACCGTACGCCCGCTCTATTTCAGATGTATTCGGCCAAGAAGCGATTTACCCCCGTTGAGCTGCATGTTTCTTTCTTATCCACAACCCCACCCGAGAGGACCCGCCATGCCCACCCCAGTGCCGCAGAACGACACCACACGCCTAATCGCGTATGTTGCCCTGTTCATCACGATCTTCGCGGGCACCGTCACGCTGGTTGCCCTCGGCAAAATGAGCACCGACGACGCACTGCAATGGATCATCTCGGGTGCCGGACTCATCGGCACCGGCCTGGCCAGCCTGAAGATGGCACAGGATCGTAACGGCGGCAGCGGTACGGCCGAATGAATCCCGAACTGATCCAAGCTATCGGTGGCGCATTCGGAGTCATCCTTGCCGGATGGCAAGCACTCACATCACGAAAAGTGCGCGACCTCGAGGCCCGACTCGCCGTTGTTGAGAAAGAGCGCAACGAGTTCCGCACCAAACTCCGAGCCGCCGTCCGACACATCCGCGAATGGATGGGCTGGGCCATGCACCACGCACCCGGACAGGCACCACCCGCCCTGCCCGCGGAGTTGCACGACGAGATCTAGGTTCTCAGTCGAGGTTAAAGACAGCTCTCTCTTCCGGTTTCCCATAGCGACGCACGAAATCAAGTGCGCTCTTACCGTTGTCGGCCTGAATGGTGGGATCGGCCCCCGCCGCGTAGAGGACTTCCATGATTTGCGCGGCTGCCGGGGTGGTGTTTCTGACCGCCAATTTGAGCGGGGTCTCGCCCTTGTTGTTCCGGGCGTCGACATACGCCCCCGAATCCAGTAGGTACCGAACAACCTCCGCGCTATCCCCTGCGACTGCGGAATGCAAAGGCGTGCAGTCGTCATCGTCAGTGGCATTGACGTTGGCGCCCGAGTCAATCAGATGGCGACTGTTCGCAAGGCGATAGTCCACGCTGATCTGATGCAGCTCGGCGATTCGTGCCGGGTCAGTTTCCTGCCAAGCATTCACCTGGTCGCGGGGTCCGTCGATCACCGCGTAATGCAGCGGTGTGCGGCCGGCGCGGTCGCGGCTATGAACGTCGGTCATCATCTTCCTCGGGGCATCTCGAACTTGTGACTTACGTTTCCTGGGCCGTCTTCGATCTGGTACAGACCCGGATCGTTCATCTTGTCCAACCATTCTTGTCTGGACCACTTTTCGCGCGTGGCGATCTCCTGCCAACGCCACAACTCTTGATTGGCCTTATGGCCATAATGCCAAACGGGATCGACCGGATACTTTGTGCCGCTGGCGTCGATGTAATACTTGCCGTCCTGCGTCTTCGGCAGGGCCAGCACATCTGCGTCGTAGCTCTTGCTTATGGGAACGAGCACATCCTCATCCGTGGCGCTGACGTAGTACTTGCCATCGGGCGTCTTGCGTGCCGCAGCTTGAACCGCGCGCTCTGTTCCCACACGCAAACCGCTTGGACGGCTGTATAGCTCGGCAGCAGTCAGTTCCGGCACGAGGCCTGCGCCCTCGGCGAGGAAGAGTGAAGCGCGCGAACTCATCAGTGGCCCCAAGCTCTGAATCGAGCGTGTGAGTGCTGCCGCTGCCGCGACGTTGGGTAACCCGGAATTCAACGCGGCGGCGCGGTAGGCGGTCAGAATCGCCACGATGCGCTCGCCGGTGGCGGCCAGGCGCGCGGTGTCCACCATCTTGGAGACGACTTCACTGCCGCCCGCGGTGAGCGGTACCAGGATCGCGGCGGCGCCCTCGGCGACGGCAACCGTGGCGCCCAAGATGAGCATTTCCTCGACGATCTGCTTGTGAACGTCGTCGATGCGGTCGGCAAGATCCATGAGCGACTGACCGATCGCCCGCCATTCGGTTTCGAGGATCTTGACCGCATCGCGCGCGAGCGTCATCGACGCGACGGCTTGCGGGATCTCCGGTGAGTGCTGATGGCTCACGTCCGTGATCGGGTTCGACCCATCCACAGGGAAGAACGCTCGCCGCAACGCACCGTCAATCTCGCCTGATTGGTAGTTCCAGGCGACGGCAGCATTGCGTAGCTTCGTCGGGTCACCGTTGGGCCACATCGCCCCTTGCACATAGTCTTTGATCGATTCCCACCAGCTCGGCGGCGGTGAGCCGCCGAGGGCCGAGGGAATCGACGGTGTGGCGTATGCCGGTGTTACCGGCGGGGCCGAGGCTGGGACGGTCTGCCCATTGGGCGCCGAGGCGCTATCGGCATTCTCGTGATTGACCGCCGTTGCGAACAACAGGTCAGCGCAGGTGTTGAGCGCGTTCACCGCGTAGGCGCCGGCCTCGATGCCGTCCTTGGCGGCGGGGTCGTACTGCTGGCAGAAATCCTTGGCGCCGTTGTCATTACCGGCCATGCCGCCGCACTCATTGAGCCGGCCGGCGATTGCCTCGACGCGTATCTGAATATCACTGGCGAGCTGGCGGTACTTCATCGCCGCCCGCTTGACCGCTGCCGGGTCGAAATCCTGCGTCATGGCCACATCCGCTGGTTGTGCTCACCCACGCCCCGGTAGTTGCGGTGCGCCTTGCTGGCCGCTTCCTCCAATGCTTCCTCAGCCTTGCGCATCTCGGCAACGCCGTCCATCCACTGCTGGTGAAACGCTAGGTTCGCCGCCGCGTCCGCGCCCGACCAATCGGCATGCAGGTCGTTGATACGACGGTCCACCTCGGCGACGCGCCGCTCGGCCGCGCGATCGAACGCCGCTAACTGGTCGATGAACGCCTGCAACGCATCGAGATCTACGCGGTAAGGAATCGAGTCATCGTGCACGGCTACTCCCCCGCGATGTTCTGCGCCGACATCGCCTCCGACTCTGCGAACGCGTACCCGTGCTGAGCCAGCGTGACCGAAGCCGAATCAAGTGCCGCGACGGTCTTCAGCGCGCCCTCTCGCCAAGCGTCGAATTCGGGACCGAACGCCCGCGACGCAACACCGTCCCACGTGCTCGATAGGTCTTCCCACCTGTGCTCCAGCTGATCTAACTCACGCTGCAAATCGCGAGCCACATCGGCCGCAAGACCGGACACCGCGTGGAGCTGCGCCGGATCGACGTTCAACGGTGCAGACATCACGCCCCCTGACCCCGGTGGTTAACCAACTACGGGCACAGTACACACCAACCCCGGGTCGCGGGCAACGGTTCAATTGCGGGCGGAATTCTTATAGCCCTACCGACCTGCGCCATTTCCGGTTTTGCGCCCGGAAATGAGGTAGCAGCTCAGCGCCCGCGGGTCGCCAGCTCGGGGCATTCGTCCATGACTTCCCGATCGACCGCAGCCTTGGCGGTGGTGTAGTCACGGTAGATCGGCTGGTCTTCTGAGAACATCAAAGCCACGTCGATGGGAGCCATCCCGGGGTACTTGCGCAACGTGTCGCACACGACCCCCGCTGGTCGAGGGTCGGCGTGCGCGATTGGAGCACAGGCGACCGCAATCACGACGAGCGCTGGAATCACCCTCATTCGATGTGCCCCGGCTCGCCAGGAGGGATTGTGTCAGCGGTGACGGTGTAGGTCTCGATCCCGCTCCGCTCGGCGGGGATCACGTCATGCGCCCACTGGGGACAGCCACCGTAGTAGTAGACGCCGCCGCAACTGCTGTGGACATATTGCGGGTGCCAGTATCGGCGCGCTCGCTCCCATGATCCGTCCGGGTTGATCGGCCCGTCGCACATCTCGAGAATCTGTGGATTGAGGCCGAATAGCGGCACGCGCGCACAGCCGGGTGGTGGTGGGTCGGCATTGGCGGACGGGCTGAGCAGCAGCGCCACGGAAACTGCGGATGCAACCGCAACCCCCAGAGTCTTCATGCGCGCAGCGTAGCGGCCCAGCGATCTTGCTACAGCCGTTTCCCCGGGTAGCGCAGCGCCACGCGCTCAATCAACTGGTGGAACCGCGCGCAGTCCGCGCCGCGGGTCCAGCGCCTGAGCTTCGCGGATCGCACTAGCGATGTGGTCGCCGAGCTTGATCAGGTAGTCCTCGGTGACGTAGTACTTCGCCGACTGGCGCTGGATTCTCATACGCTCGGCAACCCGATCGACTTGTGTCGAGATGTCCTCGCGGGCGATGGCCTCGGTGACGCAGATGCCGTGCTCGTCAGCCAGGTAGCGGACAAGAAACTGGGCGCGTTCGTTCATCCATGGGGAACGGCGAGCAGGCATGCCGGTGACGGTAAACGCTAAGTCGCCACACAATCGGACACATCAAGAGAACCGACGCCGAGCTGTGATCAGGGCGATGGCCGCGACCAGAACCTATGCCGGTAGATCATCCAGTCGCCGGAACGAATCGACCATGCGGGCTATCCGGGCCGGAGCCACAGCCGTGTAGATAGCGGTTGTGGAGGGGTCCGTGTGTCCAAGGAACTCCTGTACGACCCGTAGGTCTTCATGCTCGATACCCGATGATCCAGCCCAGTGACGCAACGAGTGGAACGTCGAGCGGGTACCGGACTTGTGGAGCCAGTCATTCGACAGCTGCGAGATCTGTTGGGGTGTGACTGGGCCGGTTCCCCGCTCGCGCCGGAAGCACAGCCCCTCGGGCGCAAGCGCCGGTTCGACCATTTGCCAAGCCCACTCGGGCAGCGCTGTGACCCGCTGGTATTCACCCTTGGTGCGCGTAAGCCGAATGAACACCCCGCCCTCTGGGCGCCGTTCGATGTTATCCCGTTCGAGGTGGGCCACCTCTTTCGCGCGCAACCCGGCATATGCCGCCAGGATCAACCAAGCCCGCATCCGGAGCGACGGTGCATGCAGGATGGCACGCTCCATCGCGTCGAACGCGATCGGCCTCGGTAAATTGCGCTTCTTGCGAGGAGTCACCAGGAGAGCGGCCGGGTTGTCAGCCCGATACCCCCGCTGATGTAGGTAGACGTAGTAGGGGCGCACCATCGCCGTCTTGTTGCGCAGCTGGTCCAACGGCACACTGTCTTGCCACGCCTCCAGTTCCCGCTCCGTGGCGTCAACAGGGTCACGCCCCAGGAAATCCACCAGGTACTGCATATGCATCCGGCGCAGCTTGATCGTGCGCTCCGCACGTCCTGCCCGTAACATCCATCGGCAATGCTCGTCGAGGTAGGACACCCCATAGCCGTAGTGCCCACCCGGCAACGAATTCAATTGTGCGCCCCCATCATTCAGCTCAACGACTGGGGCCGAAACTAAGGTCAGGTGCCCATTACCACGGGCGTTTCTGGTCACCGTTTGACTACCTTCTCGTCACCTACAAATAACGTCTGGGTGTTTCCTGTGAGCCACAGTTAGCCGCGCTACCTGCGCATTGGCGCGTGGCGTGCGGGATATGGCTCTACCGCAATTGGCGAACTCGATGTGCCCTAATTCAGCGCTCAGCGAAGAACGATGAGACACGATCACCTTTGCCGATCCCCCGGAAGTGCAGCCGCTCACGGGTACGCGATTGCCCCTCCCCCCAAAGCATTACGCCATTCAGTGCGTAGACGACATTCGCATATGCGGGCGTACCCGGAAGCCTGTAGACGCACTCCCGGACGGGGCCTACCGCGTCCGAAGCTCCACCGTTGGATATCCAGCCGTGAATGAAGGCTGCGCGGCCATGTTCCTGCGCGTCGGTCATCGCGCTCACGCCGCGATCCGATCGGGCTCATCATCTGACGCTGGAGCGATACGAACAATTTGACCGACGCTCGCCGACCTCGCTTGTCGCATCAACTCAATTAGTCTGCGGTTGGCACCACAGTAACGTCCCAATCGGCGGCCGCCTCGGCGCGAGATATTTGACCGGCCCAATGCGATCGCGATTGCCTGATGCGTCGATGGCCCGCAGCAGGCAATGTCGGCCCGGACTACCTGCTCTGACTCGGCAGCATCGCTACGTTTATGGACGAGCAGCTGCTCAATATCAGTTCCCTGAAACCACTTTCGGGCCTTCTCCATCTGCACTCTGATGCGGCCCAACCTCTCGCCGGCCTCAGCGTCCGATCCAATGTCACCGCCAATTCATCGGCAGTCCAGCGCCGTTGAGTTACACCATCAACCACATATGGCGGGCTACCTCTGGACCTCCGTACAGACCGTGAACTTGCGCTGCGGGTGTTTGTAACCGCCCGACGGGCAGCCTTCCAGTGTTGTGGTGTCCAGGATGATCTTGAGTGGCTTGATTCGTTTGGGTGCGTTGGTGTCTGTGCAGACGACCTTGGCTACAGGCTGACCCAGGCTGATGCACGAGTCCTTGGCCCACGCCAAGTCCAGGCATGCGGTGTACTGCCCGGTGGCCTCGGAATTGTGATAGTAGGAACGATCGGTATCTCCGCATTCTTGCGGGATATTGACACGCTGCACGATCCGGTAGGTATTTCGGTCCGAGCCACAATCCACCACCGACAACGACGCATTCACCAGCTCGCCGCCCAAATTCACACATCCACCCACCGGAGCCTCCGCCTGACCATTAGCCGTCAACGAACCTGGCGACGGGAACTGGCCGGGAATGTCCGCAAAATCAGTCGATTCCTGTCGGGTCGCAGACTGCTTTGTCGACGGCGTTTCCTCGGCTTGAGCGCATCCCGCAATGGCAAAGCCACACAATCCCATGACAACAAACAGCGCCCTCAACGCAATGCCCCCTGCTTCCAGTTGCTCGGTTTGATTAGAAGACGAAAGAACCGGATGGTTGCAACACAAAACCGCGCTCCGGGCTGACGCGTTCGATGCACGCGATCAATCCGTCGCCACCGGCCGCACATGTCACGTTCCCATATGAGACCTTCTGGCCTGGGTTGAGAATCTTCCGTCCGGGGTTGGCATCTTTGCAGGCGCCCTTGGTGTGGGCTATGCCGCGTTGGTTTACGGTGCCGAAGTCACATGGTCCAGAATCCCCGCCGTGCACAGGAACATCCTGAAGGCCCGGGAGCGGGCCCCAGCAAGAAATCTCCTGATTATCTCCGTTCGGGTTTTTAGGCGCGCCAAAATTGCAGTCAACACCGTTTGCCGTTGAAAACCCGATGGTCTTTGAGCCTCTGTCCCAGCCCATCGTGTACGACGCTACCGGCGCCTCTGAGAAACCATTGAGATCAGGGAATCCTGGCGGTTCAGCAGAAGCAATATTGGACTGAGAGCATGCCGAAATAGCTAGTGCAAGAAATGCAGCAGATGCGTATGAAACTCGTGTCTTCATAATCACGCTCTCCTATTGAATCGTGCAGTTAGTCGTGTATATACGTGGACTGTAGGGCACCTTCGCCGTGCCGTTGTTAACAGCTTCACGGTTAGCAGCCATCCAGGCGGGGTCCCAGAACTGGCTAACTTTCAGCTCCAGACTACCCATCTTGGTTGCAGAATCCAGGCCCTGTTTTGTGATGGTCGGCGCGTACACCCCATCCACACCCCCGATATTACTGACAACGTTTTCTACCAGGACATCGCCCACAGTTTTCTCAGTGAGTTCCTTGGCTGTCGACGCCAAGACGCCCGTAGCGGACCGACCTGCAGATGACTCGGCGAAGAAGAAGCCATCTTCTCCCTTGGCGCCAAGAGCAATGAGTTGACTCTCCCGACTTCCAGATAACAGCGGTCCGATATACGTAAAGGGGCCGTTGATCCAGCTATTAGGGTTCTTGGGGTCGATCGGCGCAGATTGATACAACGCACGACCGGTCGTATCCGGATCTGCCGACGTGTTCCCTGCTAAGAGCATGGTGTTTGTCTTAGGATCAAATGCTCCGCTGGTTTGTGCCAACGGTGAGTTGCCGATGATCTTGTCGGGATGAGCAAGATCGACGATGGCGGAGTTCGGCGTCACATAGTGCTCGTTGAGAGTCCCGTCGGGATTGTGGTATTTGGGCGTGCTGTAGAACGCATATTGCTTACCTTGCGGTCCTAGAGCTGTCCCAGTCGGGATTGGACGCTGGTCCTTGGGAAGAAACTGCGGATTGAGCGGATTGTCCGCACCGTCAAGCTTCGGATGCTCCCCGATCTTGCCCGGATCCCCACCTAGATTGCGGCCTGTGTTCGGGATGCTGAAGTCCAAGTCGTCACCCGTGGCTGTCTGCCGGGGCGCTTCGCAGTTGACTTTCCGATCCGATACAGATTGGTTAGAAGGCTCCTGCGACGGCTCGGAGTCTTGCGGTCCGGCCTGTTCAGGTGCGCAGTTACATTCGTCGCCGGGGCCAACTTTGCGGCTGGGCTGTTGGAACAACGACCCGGCACCGCCCGCCGCAGAAGCCATGAAACTAAGCATCTGCTGAGCAATGCCGTAATACTCGGCCGCAGACTGACACTGCTGCTGACGCTGTTGCTGCTGCTGATCCAACTGCTGCGTCGTATCGTCCTGCTTGTTCTGCGGCTGCTGTTGGTTCGGCTGTTGGCCCTGTTGCGGCTGTTGTGGCGAATTCTGTTGCGGTGCCTGGTAATCAGGATTCGGCTTACCGGGCCCCTGAGTGTAGGGAGTCGCGGTTTGGTAGTCAGGTATCTGCGTCCCATGAGCGGGCTGCTGCGCCTGTTGGGGCTGCTGCCCGGCCTGCTGACCTGGAACCTGTTGGGGCGCTTGCGGACTACCGCTGTTGTATATCGAGATGCCATTGTTTTGATCCAGCGGCGGCTGGTTGTTGCCACCCTGGTAATCAGGCATCGAGCTGGGCATTTGCGGTGGCTGGAACTGAGAGCCGTTCATACCCCCAGGGCCCATCCCCCCGCCCGTGGGCCCCGTTGGGTCCGCGGCTACGGTCGCGACGGCCGAAAAGCCACTACCAGGAAGGGTGTGGTCATCGACAACCTTCGCTCCGCCGACAGCCATGGCGACAATCGCCGCCAGCGCCGATGCCCGCCGCAAACCCGCAGACAT